TTTTCATATTAGCATATGCTTTCGCTGAAATAGTAGATTTAGATTTAGGTCTTGATATACCTAATTTTTTTCTTCTATTAATGTTGGCCCATAAGCCGGGTTTCTTTTTAGTAGCCATTATTTCCAACCTTTCTTTGCTATTTTAGGTTTTCCTTTTTTAACTAAACCGCCTTTTTTAAAAGAACCTTCTCTATCAGAAAGTTTTTCATCACTAATTACATCAGTGCTCCAAAGTTTAATTCCTTTTTTATCTCCTTTTTTTTCACTTTTATCTCTGTACTCATCTACTGTTTCTTGGTAATCAAAATTAGTTAAAGCATCTTTTACAGGTACTTTTTTTCTTTTAGCTAATTTACTAACCATTTCTATTTTAGCAGCTTCTTTTTCTTTTTTCTCTTTATATTTTTCTGACATTATTTTTTCTCCTTTTTACAGTTACAGTCGTGACTACACAAACATTGTGTAATTCCAAATATCTTGCATATTAGCTCACAAGATTTCTTTTTTAAAGATTTAAATAAATCTTTCCAAGTTTTCATATTATTTTCCTTTTTTAGTGTTAATAATGTCTGTAGCCTTAATTCCGTACACAGCCGCCACTACTGAAATCCAGAGGCCGGTCACCCACCAAGGCATGTTTTGTAATTTCTCAAAATACAGATCTAACTTTTGAGAAATTTTTTCATCTTCTGCAAATACACTGTACGCCAACAAAAACAGAGGACTTGACAACACGAGTAAAATGAATTCGTCCTTCCAGTCTGATTTTTGTGCTTCAAAAATCTTACCAGTATATTCAATTTCACCGCGCTTCATCTTTTCGGCATGTAATAATGCTGCCTCTGACATAGCAATTTCAGATTTCTTCTTGTTAGAGTAGATTTCTGCTGCGGCTTTTATTCCAGAGCCTAGTAAACCCCATGGAAACATAATTTAGTACCAAGTAGCTGTCTGTTTTTTAGCTTTTCCAGTTCCTTTAACAGTCACTTTTGGATTTTCACCAGCTTTAGGAGTAGGAATGACCTTTCCACCAGTTGGATATCCATCAGAAACCTTTCCGCCTTTAGGCATTGGAACTTTATTTTCTAATTTATCAAATTTATTCATTATTTTTTCCTCTTTTTGCTCATTCCAGCTTCTGAAAGCGCAATGGCAATTGCTTGTTTAGGGTTTTTTACCACCTTTTTTGATTTTCCGCTATGTAATTTTCCAGATTTAAACTCTTTCATCACTTTAGCGACCTTTTTTTGACCTTTTTTCATTACATTCCTCCATTATTTTTAAGTTCATGTTGTAAAACGGTCTTCTCCAACGAAGTATCCGCTCTTAAAAGAGCTAAGTCTTCATTTTGTTGAAGCTTTTGTTGATCAGTCATCTGGTTCATCATAGCTTTCATCTTATCCAGATTAATTCTCTCTTCTTCTGATTTTTTTCTTCGAGAATTTTCTTGTGCTCTAATATCTAACTCTCTTGATTTCAATTGAGCAATAGGATCATTTCCAAAATCACCATTAATTTTTTTCTCTTCTTTAATATATTCATCCATCATTTCAGCAATCAACACAGCTTTTCTAGATTCAATAGCCATATTGATTTGCATCATCTGTTGTTGAATCATAGGATCTTGCATAGCTTGAGGATTTTGTTGCATAGCCTGCATTTGTTGAATCTCATTAATAAATTCCATTTCAACTTGTTCTAATGCCATTAAAGAAATATGTTCAAAAATATTTTTTTGAAGAGAAGAATTAATTACAGGATTATTTTTAGCCATGTTGGTTGCCATAAAATGTAAATGCGCTGTAATGTGTGCTCTGTGATCTTGACCTTTAAACGCTTGAAAAGGTTGTCCACCTAATGCATCAATATGTTCAATTGCTGGATCTTTCGGCATTGGTTGAGGTGGTTTATTTAAAATTAAATCTACATTCTTTACACCCAATGCTTCATACATTCCTCTATACGCTTGATATAAATTATGAATCTGAGGATTGCTTTGCGCTAATTGTAATTCTGTTTGAGCTAAACTAATTCTTTGTGTTTGAGAAAAAATATTAGGATCTGCTACAGGAACAATATCTACTTTATCATCAAAGTCTTGTTGTTTAATCATTCTTTGACCACCGACTACATCGTATGGATATTCTTGTGGTAAATATAATTTAAATACTCTAGCCAATAATCTAAATTCATTTTTAAGAGCTGCGTATAGTCTCTTATGAATTGCAGACATGGTTCTTGATCCACGTTCTAAAAGCGCAACTGTCGTTCCCACTGCCGCTTGTTGATTACCCTCTCCTACTTGCATGTCAGCAATGGAAGCAAAACGCTGACCCGCTTGTACAACGACACCCATAAGGTTAAGAAGTGTTTGACTCGGCTCTTTAAATGGAAGAGTCATAAATGCATCTCGAATATTTCCGCCAGGCGCATCTACATCTCTAAATTCTCCTGGTTGAATCGATTGTGCATCATCGCGAATTCGTATTCCTCGTTGTTTAAATCCAGCTGGTAAATTAGATAATGTCCCTGCATCTAATAAAGATCGTAATGCTGATGTTGCGGTTCTAGATAATCCACCAATCATATGAATTAAACCAAAGCCATAGAAACCTAGACCTGGTAAAAATTTAAAGTGGACAAAATATTTTATCTTTTGGCGCAAAGGATCGCCAATTTCAAAATTTCTTCGAATACTTAACACACTGCGAGAGTTTGATTCTATCGTTACAATATAAGGTAATTTAATACCAGTTATTTCCCCTTCGGGCCCTCGATCTTCAAAACCCTCTAGGTCTAAGTTAACATGACACTCTAATAAGGTAAAGACATCTTCGTTTCTTCCTGTCTTACTAATTCCTTCTAATTCTAATTCTTTTTTTTCTAAATCTGATTCATCTCCATAACCAGGAGTTAATTCTATATCTCGATAAAAACCATTGACTTGTTGTTTTCGTAATTCGTTTTCCGAAATTTTTACTCTATGAATAATATTTTCTGCATCTTCTAAAGAAGAAGCTGTGTAAGGAACAATTAAATCTTCCGCAGGTACAAATTTAGAAACGGCTCTTCCTAATAATGAATCATAATAAACTTTTTTAAAAGCAGATCCTGCTAAAGGTAAATGAAATAACAAAGAATCAAATTCAGGTTCATACTCTGGCATTTGATCCATCAATTGATAATTCATAAATTCTTTGACTCGGTTTGCTTGTTGTTCTCTTTCCGGTGTAATCGCTCCTACAATCTGTGTTCGTACTGGTCCTTGAGCCGGGAGCAATTCTTTATAAGCCAATGCTTGAAATTGCGTGACTGCTTCTGCAAGAACAGGATGGGTAGCACCTGCCGCACCTTGAAACGGTTCCGTTCTATCTTCGTATTTAAATCCTAATAAATCTAATCCTTTAGTATAAGACTGTTCCCAATCTTGACGAGATGATTTATAGTCTGTGTAGTTTTCATATAATTCTGAACCAAGAGGCACCAATATTTCCTCTGGTAACAATTCAGCAAGGTTATCATAATGACCTTCTGATTGAGCCTGGTTCATGGCTCCTGGTTCAAAATTAATTTCTACTCCACCATCTTCTAGTGGCGTGATTTCTGTTTCACCAACATTTGGTAATTCTTCTTGAATATCTATTTGTTCTTCAACCGAAGTTTCTGGTCCTTCAATTTCAACTGATTTTCTAACTTCGTTTGGAAGAGCTTTGTCTATTTCGGCCATTAATTATCTCCAACCTTTTTTTGCTAGTTTAGGTTTACCAGATCTCACCAGTCCACCTTTTTTAAATGAACCTTCTGTTTCAGTTAAATCTTCATCTTTATCTTTTTTCTTTTTAACAGAACTTTGTTTAGGTTTAAATGCACCCATCTTAGCCGCTACTCCTGCAAGTCCAAGCCCAGATAATGCTGAACCATAACCAACTGCTTCTTCTAACGTTGTTTTTCTTCCACTAGAAAATTTGTCTCTTTTTCTTATTTTTGGTTCTTTTAATTTTAATAAAGCGTCATCCATTATTTATCTCCAACCTTTTTTTGCTAGTTTAGGTTTACCAGATCTCACCAGTCCACCTTTTTTAAATGAACCTTCTGTTTCAGTTATATCTTTATCATATCCACCTTCATCCCATTTCTTTTTTGTCCGTGCTCCTACTCCAGCAACCATTGCTGCTGTCGTTCTTT